CTTGTAATTTCCTGCCGGTCTTGCTGTTACTTTCTGACTCCATGCTGCGCCGGTATACTGCCCGCTGGTTTCAATCTGATAGATCTTGTAGATACCATCCAATGCAGGGTTTGTAACGCTTTCCAGCGCGCACAGCCCGCCAATTATCAACATCGGGTTAAGCTTGGTATCGAAGACTATTTGCCCTTTTTCCTGAGCCACCAGAGTGCTTGAGTCAGCTTTATCTTTGTTGCTGGCCGGGTCAGTGTCAGGTGCGTTAGTTGGCACCGGCGTTTGCTGGTTGCCGGCGGCCTGCGCGCTGCCTTTTGTAAATTGCGGGGTATTAAGTAACCCACTGCGGGCATTCACTACAGGGATATTACCTGATGTGACCTCGTCGGCCTTGAGGATGTGAATACGCTCATCTTTGATGAAGAAGCTTTCATCCGGCGAAAGCATGTCAGAGATGATTTTGCTTGAGCTGCCAACAAGTACCTTCGGTCGTATCAACTGCTGCTGAGTTGTAACTGATCCTTTTTTTGTGTTCGGCATATCCAGCAGAACTGAATCAACCACCTGCTCTTTACCCCGCACCGTACGGGATGTGAAAGCGTTTATGTAATCATGCCCGCCATCTTCACACTCCAGGCTGACAACATGAATGGCACCCTCCCGCTTCACGGCACCGCTCTTTACCGACCCCTGAAAAACCTGACGCAATTTGCCGTCATATCCAACCTCAAGCCGCACAGGTATATATTTAGGGTCATCCTCGGCTTTTATGAGCTGCAACCGGGTGGAAGGCTTAAGTCCGTTGATGGAAACCGTTAGTTTGCCCAGCGACTTCTTATCTACCGACTCAAGCGCCTTAAAGGATACTGACATCGGCGGCTCAATCATTACTGCCTGATTACCCAGCCCAACAGTAAGCCGGTAATCGCGATAAAAAGTTTCCATTAAGGCACGTCCCCCCCGCGTATCTGAATCATCTCTTGCGGTGTCACCATATAGAGCTCGATGCGGCCGCTGGCAAAATCATCTGCTCTGTATGGATCAAGCCCGGTGTTATCAGTACAGAGAAGTGCTATGTCGAAGGGCCAGTTTTTGTGCCGGAAATGCAGCGTTCCAAGCGAGAGTTTAATTCCGTCGATAAAATCACCCTGATATTCCACCCTCATTTTCCACATCTCAACCGTCGGTAGGTGGCGGAGGATCACAACAGCCTCTCCCCGCTCAAATAGCAGCACGTGCCGCTGAACAGGCTCATCAGTTACATTGGAGATTTTATCCATGGTTATTTACCGAAAATTGCATCGCTTACCGCTTTAGCGATTGATTTTGACTGGCCTGCAGCCTTTGATGATGAGGACGACTTCGAGTTATCAGCAGGTGTCTGAGTTCCCTTGTTGGCAACAGCCGCTGTTTTCGACTTGGCTGCCGGTGAAGGTGATTTGAACTGCTGCTCGATTGCCGTCGTCGTCAGCTGAGTGAAGTTGACCTTCGTGAAACTGGCCTGAAATTTAGTCTCCATCGTCTGGTTATCGGTTGAGAAAACCAGACTGCTCAGCGCCATGTTATCGTGCATGCGATACTCCACCTCAACAGAAACGAGCTGCTTGCCGTAATAGATAGCCTCAAGGAAGTCCACGAACTGCTCTCTGATCCCCTTCGCGCCGCCGGCGACAGGGTTTCCTACCAGGCCAAATAGGTCGGCCCCTTTATCAGCCAGGCGCTTTGCCTCAAGTATCTTTTGCTCTGCCCGGTCAGCAATTTCATTGATTTTCTGAAGCTGCTGCTGCGTTTTTGAAGGGATGTACTCAATCACCTCTCCATAGCGGGAATAATCAGGAAGCAGGCTGAATGCCGCATTGGGCTTTGCATCAGCGTACACATCAGCCACTGTGCCGGTAATTTGCACCTGTATAGGTCCGTTGATGATGTCGTCAGAAGCATTGCTGCCATCCTCCAGAACATCCACGGGAACCTGAGAGGGGTAAGTAACCGTATCTCCGACGCGGGCGAACAGTGAGAACCCGCCGATGCCCACCTTTTTGACCGTTGCCTTACCCGACTCCTGAGCCTTTGTGAAACCGTCGAGAATTCCCATTACTTGCCACCCCTTGCGAACATCCGGTTAGCATCCTTCATGTTCTGCTGCAGTCCTTCAGCCGCCGTGTTACCCGCCACAACCGGATCTGACGTGTTGATGTGCATCGTATTGCTCTGGCTGACCTGAACGTTACTCACGCTGCCTGCCGGCGCGTAAGCAAGATTGCCATTCAGGCCCGGATTGCCATACGGGATGCCATTCATGCCGCCGTACCCGCCACCAACCGGCACGACCGGCCTCTCCTGCGCCTCGCCAAATCCGAAAAACGATTTTGTCGCATCCCATGCACCTGATGCAGCATTGCTGATTACGTTCCCGATATAATCACCAAGCCCAGCGAAGAGGTTTTTCGCCCAGTCGATGAAGGCGACAAACGGCCTCTTAAGCTGCTCAACGGTATTATCGAAAATCGTGACCACATCCTTCCACGCTCCCCTGAAATCACCTGTGAGAAGCTTCCAGAGAGCAGAGAACATCAGCTTTATGTTTGCCACTCCAGTTTTGAAGTAGTCAACGATGTAATCAACCACGGCCATTACGGTATCTTTGATGGCAAGAAGCCCCGGCACAATGTCGATGCCCCAGTTGTCTTTGAAGAAGTCAGCAATAACGCTCTGACCGCCTTCCATCGCAGTAAGCAGATCATCGATGACAAGCACGATGGCAACGATTGCGGCAGTTATGAGCACGACCGGTGAAAAGATGGTAGCCAGCACGGTACGCAGGCCGACAGCAGCAATTCGCCAGGCTACAAAGCCTGCAGTAATGACGGCGACGATAGGCGCGAAGCGGCGAACCATACCCATAACCGCGAAGATAATTTCGCCCAGGTGGCGCAGCCCGTTTTGTATCAGCTCTTTATTTGCGATCAGGAAATCGGTGAAGCCATCGACCAGCTCTTTGAGTGCCGGCACGAAGCCGATCGCAACCTGAAACTTCAGCCCGTCAAATCCCTTCCCCAGCGTGGTCAGTGAGTCGTTGTAATCAGCAAAGGCATCCGCCTGCTCCTGCGTGACGATACCCAGCGCCCGGGCCTTTTCCTGCATACCTTCAATTTCGTTACCCGTCATCGAAAGCAGCTGGACCATAGAGCGATCAATACCCATCTTATCCAGCACGGAGAACTTTTCTGCCTGACTCATGCCGTGCAGTTTGTCAGCCAGTTCGCGGAATATGATGTCTGCGGTTTTTACCTGTCCATTGAGGTCTTTGAACTGCAGGCCAAGACGGCTTGCGACATCTTTTGCCTCACCCTCTCCGGTTGAGACAAACTCGCCCACGCGCTTTGTCATCTCACCCAGCGAAGCCTGTAGCGCGTCCACGCTAGAGCCGTTCACTTCGGCCGCATAACCCAGCGTCTGGATAGTTTCGATCGCAACGCCTGATTCCCGGCTGAACTGCACCAGCGGATCGATTGACTCACTGACAGAAGTCACCCACCCCGCTATGCCTGCGGCTGAACCGGCGATGGCGGCGCCCAGCCCCGCAAGCAGGCCGATGGATGCTTTCAGATTGGCGTTGAAGTTTTCCTGCGGTGCCAGGTCGCCAACGAACCCGAACTTGGTAATCAGCTCATTGACTATTGCCATTCTTAGCATTCTCCATCTGGTAGTGCTGGATATCCGCGCTGATATTCTCAAACTCCAGCATGTCAAAAAGCTCTGGCGTATCCAGCTCAAGAAGCTCTTTGTATGAGCCGTACCCGGCCTTTGACAGCGCCAGATACATGCTCATGTCATCGCTTATGTTCGAGGATTTAACGTAAACTTCTGCGTTTCTGGAGCTTCTGAATGTGAGTTCATATTGCTCCCGGCCATAAAAGGCAGGCTGATAACCTGCAGCGCGGTAGTAATCAGGAGAATGTAGTCACCGGCAAAACGCTCAAAGTGATCGGGCTGCTTTGAGAGCTGAACACCGTCGAATAGAATGTAATCGAACATAACGCGCTCTATCTCTTCAAAGCGCTCTGTATCGAGGAACTCCATAGACTGACGTGAAAGCTCGCTGGCAATACCGGTGAAGAAAGCGAACACCTTGCGACGCTTCTTGTGCGTCATGCTGGCGAACTCGTAGCGATTGCCGTTGATATCTGCAAAGCCATCGTTGTAGACGGCCTTAATCATCTCCAGCGCTTTATTCTGCTGTTCTTTTGACATATCCGGCCTTATACGTTGCGCACGACGTTGCGGAACTCGATGGTGTATTCCATGAGCGCATTAACGTCCTGGTTGTTTTTGGTCTGGGTAGGCTGCGTGGTCACTGAGCCGACCTGCAGATCGTACGTCTCTTTCAGGGCGGCGCCATCACGCACAAAAGACTCTTTGATTGAGCCATTAAAAACGACCGGGATAACTGAGTTACGCTGCTGATTAAGCCAGACATCATCGTTCGAGAACTTCTGCACCCGGAACACCATCACGTGCACGCCTGAATCAACGCGCTTAGAGATAGTGACGCCGTTTTGTGAGCTGTTTGCCCGGCTGGTCAGGGCGTTTGATGGCGTGAGCGTCAGGTAGTCGCCTGATGCGATATCCGTGATGATCCGCCCGTTAAGCACGATTGTGGCGGTATCTGCACTAACAACAATCTGAGACATTTACCGCCCCTTATTTATTAAAGTTGATGATGATGTCTTCGCTGTGGATGGCACCGGCGTTCTTCACTGCAATCTGCAGCACCGGAGACTTGCGCTCCTGCCGGTCAGCCGTTGACTGGTCCGCAAGGTCACCTGCCAGCACGTAGAAGCCGTTCTGCTCAATGTTGCGCAGGAACATATCTCGGTCACCAAAGAAATCCGGCAGCGTCCAGGTGCCCGGGCTGAATACGCCGGAGCGGACAAATCCGCGCGTGGTCTTTTCTGCGCAGTCTTCCAGCTGGTCCACGCCGTAGTAGGTCTGTGGAACTTTGGTCGGGGTGGTTTTCAGCAGATTGAACGAGTCGGTCTGCACGGCGTCAACATAGGCCATCAGGTTGTAGACGTTATCGACGAAGTCGTTAGCACCGCTGGTCAGCACGCACGGTACGTCTTTAATCGTGGTGTAGATGTCGAGGCCAACACGCTTAGCTTTATCAATCTCTGTCTGCGAGTAGTCTTCTGCCGGCACATTCAGCGTTTTGAGGTGCAGCGTAATCGCTGTGCGCTCGCCGTTGAAATTAACCGTGTGCGTACGTGCCATATAACTTACGGCCAGCTTGCGATTGCCGGCCTTGCTGTAGAGCATGCGGAAATTACTCTGGCTCGACAGCGTTACGGCCCATGCAGGATTAAGCGGGTCTACCTGCAGCGCTTCGTCTCCGGTAAAGGTCTCATAGACAATTACCGCATTTGCTTTCGCCCATGAAGCGATGAGCGGAATCTGCGCATCAAGGATTTTAACAATGAAAGAGACGCCCTTGATGTTGACCTGAGCTTTCAGCGCGCTCAGTGCCTCCAGCTGCGTTTCCGGTGCTACCGGCGCCGCCGCCCTGCCGTCTGTTTTAACTGCACCAGAACCATTGGCGATCGCCAGCAGGTCACCGATAAACGTGCCCTCCGAGGCTGGCTCCGTGTAGCCTACAACTGATGCTGCACCCGCAGTAGGACTGGTAATGACAATGCGCGAGCCATCGAAAGATACCAGCGCCACTTCAGGTGTAATGGCCGCCTGAATCTGCGCCACAACGTCCGCAACAGTTGCCGCGGTAGAGCCGTCGATCCCGGTAACTTCATGCGCCGTGCCGTCAACGTCGACACTGAATGACCAGTCATCAACCTGACGCAGAGCCGGCAGCACGGCGGCCTGTGAGATTTCCGCACCGCGCAGCAGGCCCGACGTGGCCGGCAGTGTTTCACCGGCGGCGTTCCAGAAGCCGATAATCAGCGTGCCACCTGCTGAAACAGGATTCGGTGAGGTACCGAAAAACGTGTTAGCAAAAGCAGCGGTCACAGACGATGCGCCAAAGTCCTGCTCAATGGCTGACGGGGTTTTGTATGCTCTCCACCGTTCAGCAGTGCTCAGCACGCCAGCCTGGCTTGTCATGATGGCGCAGACGTTGATATTGTCGCGGGCGGCCGAGCGACCTTCCTCAAGGAGCGTCACGTTAATGACGTTGTTAATTGATGCCGGCATTTACTTGTCCTCTAGAAATTTAAACTGCGGCGTATCTATGCGCAGGGTCTGCACATCGCGAGCCGGGGCGTACTGGATGTTGAAGCTGAGATGAACGCGGTTACCGTGCGACTGGCCCAGAAGCTGGCCGACGTCCGTGATGTTTGATACCGACATAATCGTCAGGCCATTTTTGCGCCGAAGCTCGCAGCCTTTCTGGCTGCTGCTGAGCATCAGATACTCTTCTGCGTTTGCATAAGCGGCGTCGCCATAGAACTCCAGCACAATGGAGTGGCTGACCGCTGCGGTGTAACGCATCTCTTCTGTCATGCCGTTATATCGCTGACCTCTGGCGAGCACCGATTGCGGCAGGCTGCCATTAACGACGATATAGCCTCTGGAGAAGTCGGTAGCGATGATGTTCTGGCGGTCAAACTTAATGAGCTGCTCGTCATAGCTCAGCAGGTCACGAACAAAGCGGGCAACGGCTATCAGGTGAGGTTGTTTCATGGTGTCGCCACCAGTAGCGGAAGCTTGGTTTCCTCCGCAATGGCAGAGCAGAAGCCGTAGTCCATGAAATCGCCGGGAGAGACGATCTTGTAATCTCTGCCGTTCTTCTCAATGAACTGACCCACCTCTATCTTCGTGCGCGCATGAATGAGCAGGTACTCTTTCGACCAGTCCAGGCTGTCCAGTATCAGGTTCTCTTTGTTAGCGTTCTGCACAACCGCAATGATGTCCTGCGCCGT